CATGCTGTTGCGCTTGGTTCCATTCAAACCTTCAAGCAGTGCTTCTTTGGTTTCGCCCCAGCGGCTTTCTAGTAGTTCTTGTGACATTTAAGTCTCCTCTATAAAATGATTATAAACCTGCCAGACGCTTCAAGTCGATCACATTGCTGCGTTCTTCTTGTTGAGTTTCTGGTACAGTTTTATCACCAGTTACTGCGGTGACTTGTTCAGAAATTACCTTGCGGGCTTTAACTGATCTGTCTTCCAACACTGCTGGTAGATATTTCTCAAAAGCGTTTTTCAGACGACTTGTCTGTACGCTTTCCAACAAATTACGCATGACATCTGCTTTCTCTTGGTTAAGAGGACTCAGCAATTCGTCCATGGCTGTTTGACGAGCATTGGATTCCTTGATCATACGCACTTCGCGTTCCTTGCGCTCAATTAAGACTTTCGCCTTTTCAGTGAGCTCAATGGCTTCTGCCAATTGACGATCTTTGTTTGTAATTAAGTTATACAGCTTCTTGACTTCGGCTTTCTCATTGAGGTGAGTGGCACCAAATTCAGCAGCGTATGCTTCAAAGATACGACGACCAAAATTGTTCTCTCGAGCAACTTTTACGTCTTCGTGCAATTGTGTAAGTTCTGCCTTCAAATGACGGCTAACAGCTCGAGTCATCTTTTCAGCAGATTCTTTTACGAATCGTGCTTTGAGTTGTTCGAGTTTGCCACGTGCTTCACGCACCAAACGCACTTTGGTTTCCACCACTTCACGTTTGTCTTGTGCGAATTCTTGAATTTCACGAGCAAGAGCATGCACCATAAAGTTCTCGAGTTTTTCGAGTCCTTCTGCGTGCATCTTACGGTCTTTGCGCAGTTCACCAATTTCTTCAGCAAGTTTTGTCACCAAGAAGCCGTTAAACTTCTGTGCAGACTCTTTCATCTTGCCTTGGAACTTGACGCGATCTTCAGCTAGAGCACGCTTTTCAGCAGCTACAGCTTGAATTTCGGTGGCAAGACCATCTGTTACCATCTTATCTAGGGCTTCGACCATGACTGACTTGTCATGCTCATAGCGTTGTGCAAATTCTTCTCTCAATTCTGCACGAACTGATTCACGAGCTTCGTTTAACTTTTGATCCCAAGCTTCGTTGAGTTCTCGGCTAACGTCTTCGTTAATCAGGCCGCTATCTAGCAATGGTTTAATAGCATCAAACATGCCTGGTTCTCCTTAGATTTTAAGATCCCTGATTAGGCGTTTTACTTCCTCTTTCAGGTATCTTTGCACTTTGTCGCCCTGACCAGACTCGCGAGCCATCTCCAACACTCTATGACCATGCTTCATGTTGAGCAAGCCTTCATAGATAGCTGTGGGATAGGCATTTGGTGCGCTGGGTTGGGCAACCACATCTATAGTGACTATTTCAAAGTCACTTACATGTCCTGTTCTGTCGTCTACATTGCCGCTACCGCGGCTGGATACGCCAAGTTTTACACCTGACGTCAACAGAGTTTTTATTAAATTACCCATGGGAGTGGGCAAAATTTTCAGCTTTCCGCAACCAGCGTGTCCGTCCATCCACATGTTTTCAACTGTGTGGCACACTCGATCTAGATTGATTTTGAGATCATCTGGATGATCAACTTCGCCCAAGACAGAATTGCCTTCTCGAATTTGCTGATTTATAGTGTCAACTGCACGAGAAATTTCTCGTAGAGGATAGACTCGCTCATTTGCATTACGCTTGTCGCCTTCAATACAGATACCTTTGAGATAGAGATTCTTACCGCCGCTGGCTGCATCGTCTTCAGTGATGACTTCAATGCGGGCCTGGCTAAATGTAAGATCTTCTCTTAGATACGTTGACGACATTTTAATTAACCTCTACCGCTTGGTAGTGGGCTCTTGTTGTTCACACCACTGGCTTGTGTCATTGTTGGTTTCGGGGCAGCAGTTTTAAATGCGCCTTTGCCAGCATCTTGGGTGCCTTTAACGCCAAGTTCTTTGGTAGTGTTACGATATGCTGAGGTGTCATGATGACCGCCTTCGTTAGCACCAGTGTGAACTGGTTTGGCCATTGCACCACGTGCGCCGCTGTTGGCAGCCACAGTAGACTTTGTGTTAGTACCACCTTGTTCAGAAGTAACCGGCTTTGGAGCAGCTTTCAAGTTAAGTGCTTCAGCCATGGGCATCATTTCTTCAGTGTCGTCCATTTCGATAGCATCGCCGCCTTCTTCAGGGCCAAAATCGTCGCCGTCACCCATGTTGTCGCCCATCATGTCTTCAAATTGAGCCATGAGTTCATCCAACTTGTCTTCCAGATTCATGATGTCGTCTTTGGTGGCTGCTTCGCCAGATCCGCCCATGTCGTCACCGCCCATGTCATCAGCGCCCATGTCGTCGCCCATGTCATCTCCGCCCATGTCGTCGCCCATGTCATCTTCTTCGCCTTCCATGTTGATGTCGGATTCTTCTTCCATTTCAACATCATCAATCAGGCTGTCAGCAGCGTCGCCGCCCATGGCACCTTCTTCAATATCGTCTTGACTTTCGTCAAGTTCTTCGTCCATCATGCTTTCGTAGATCTCACGGCTTTTGGCCACTACGATGTCATGGAAAAGCTCTTGAGCTTTTTTGTCTTCATCATTGATCACGTATTCAATCAATTGTTCAAATCTGTTCATAAGGAAACTCCTATAGTAAAGTGTGCTGTTATTTACACAGGTGAGATAAAAGCGGTGTTTTAAGTAGTCAAAAAGACCATAAATTGCAAATTGCTTGCAACAATTAGACTACTGGTGCTGGCGGTGGTGCATACTGTTGACGCACCAGTTTGAGTTTTTCTTTGTATTCTACAGTTCTAATATCATTCATTTTTCTCAGCTTGCTGAGCTGACGCAGAGTCAAATGAGTTTTACGCAGGTCACCTAGCTGTAGCTGACTGTTGTCTTGCTCCAGGTCCTGATATGCATCAGGTTCTTTTGACCAAAATTCTTGTAGTATCATGCCAGTATTTATGCTGTTGGAGCTGCACCAGCTGGCGTGGCTGGTAACGCAGCGCCTGGTGTAGTTGCTGGCACACCTGGAGTTTCCGGTGTCATTCCAGCCATTTCTTCACCAGCAGCAATGTCTGTTTCCAAGGCGCCTGGTGTAATACCCACACTTCGTAGATCTTGTCCTGACTGTGTTTGCATTTCAGGACTGTCGCGTTCTTCACGCCACATTTCTTCGTTTTGTTTGATTTCTTCTTCGGTCAAGCCCAAGAAACGTTCCAGCATGAATCGTTTGCTCATGTAGGGCAGTGGCTCAAGTCCTTGGAATGCTTGAATACGAGTGTTGTCCAGTTCACTTTGACGATAACTGGCAAAGTTTTGTGGAGGATTAAACTTCAAATTAAACAGGCCAGCGTCAATGTTGAATCCGCGCCATTTCAGGAACATCTTGAATTCGTCATCTAGTTTTTCACACACCAGGGCCTGCAGGCGTTCGCAATACTGATTGAAGCGGAATTCTTGTATCAAAGCAGTGCCTACTTTGCCGTCACTGGTCACACGATCTGAGTCGTCAGGTCCTGTGGGCAAGTAGCTGCTGGGCACACGTAGACCGCGGGCCATCTTGTTGTTGAAATACTTCAGGTCGTCAATTTCGCCAAGATTCTGTCCACCGGGTAGTGTTTCTACACTGCTACCACGACCGTCTTGACCCTGGGGGAAAAAGTAATCTTCGCCCACGCTGAGTGGATTATAGCTGCTGTCCATCATGTTTTGTCCGCCACCTGTCACAGTGGGAATTCTGCGTTGATGCATTTCATTTTTCACACGTTCCACAAAGGCCATGGCCAAGTGGCTGGGCATGTTGCCCACGTCAATCTTGAAGATTCGTCGTTCTGGAGCACGTTGCACACGATAGATCAGGATTGAGTCTTCTAACAGTTGTTTCTGTTTGAACACCATGAAAATCTGTTCCAGTACGCTGCGACCAAATGGCCAAAACACGTCTAGCCCTTCGTTCAAGCTCATGTGTACCACATGCTTGGCATCAATACAAACTTCGTTCATGGCCTGCATGAAACGACTGTTGTTTGTGCCACCACCTGAGCCACCATTGGGCATGGTGTAGTTTGAACTGCCGCTGATACTGCCAGTCACAGGGTTGGTCATGTAGTCAGTGGTGGTTTTTGCTGCCACGCTGAGATTCTGAAAGTTGGGATTGATGTCTCGAATCACATACTGTTCAGGACGTTTGCCTTCGCTCTCGTTCACAATAACTCGAGCCAGTTTGCTCATGTCTACCCAGTACATTTCAAATGTTTCTGGATCACGCACAAAAATCTGATCGCCGTACTTGATGGTGTTACGAAACAGTTTGAAAATACGTTGCCCCAGTTTGTTCAGCTTGACCCATTGCTGCAATTGCTTGCGAATAATGTCTACTTCGTGGTCTGTGGGTTTGTCTTTGTAGTCTACTTCAAATGGTGTGCCATTTGACTGGTTGGGCTGTGTGCTAAACTCAGCAATGATATCCAGACATGCATTGATT